TCAGATGATGCAACAGGTGTTATTGCTGATAAAACAGCTATGGCAGTTCTTAAGTCTGTAGACACTAGAACAGAGAGACAGAGAGATGCAAGTTTGAGAGCCACAGAGGTGGTTATTACTTCAGACTATGGTGTTTTTGAGTTAGATGATTCTAGAGGTGCAGGACTTATATTTGATGCTGCAGCTTTGGCAACTAATAACTAATAAGTATGGAGGTATCAATTGGTTAATCATTATTATGGACACAAAGGCAAAGAAGCTAGAAATAATATTAATAAACAAAGGAAAGGTATGGGCATAGATTCATTTGATGGATTACTTCCTGATTGGCAGGGTAAAACAACATACTATAATCATATCCCTAAGTTTAATGTTGAAGGAGATTTGCAAAAACCTTGTGGATCAGAATATCCAAATCAACCAAGCGATGCAGCTACACAGCAAAGAAGAGGAAACATTGGTTTGTTTCCTATAGAATGGGATGGCAAATGCAGACTTGAAGCTAAAGGTGACAAGTGTGTATGCAAACCCAAACAAGAAAAAGTAAAGGAAGAGGTCAAGGTAGAGAAGAAATCCTCTATCTAACCTCTCCTTCTTTTAGTATAAGTGTAACCTTTGACCGAGCTTATACGAATTTTTATTAATCGGTTAAAGACGAGGTGTATAAGAAACTCGTAAAATTAAATAGGAGGAAAGATTATGTCTTTTCCAAATACAATCCACGGAAAATATGGGTGGGAAAAAGTACAGACTTCAGGTCAAAAGCACAAGCTAGGTACTAGAATGACTTTTGATGATGGAAGAGTATTCAGATACTGTGAAGTAGGTGGCTCTGATATAGCAGCAGGTGCTATAGTACAGGCTCCTGCAGGTGTAGCTAACCATGATATGGACTTAGCTATTGCTACTGCAGCAGCAGGTGTCACACAGCTTACAGTAACTCTTGGAGGAACTGCTGCTACTAAAGATCAATACAAAGATGGTTACATCTATGTAAATGATGGTACAGGTGAAGGTTCTATTTACAAGATTAAATCTAATGCAGCAGGAGATTCTAGTGGCACTTGTGTCATTACTCTTGATGAAGAAGATGGTACTGTAACTGCTGTTACTAATGGTAACACTTTAGTAGGTTTAGCAGTAAACCCATATAGCAATGTTATTATTTCCCCAACAACTGTATCTAACATAGCAGTAGGAGTAGCTCCTAGAGCTTTAACTTCTGATTACTATGGATGGCTACAAACATGGGGGCCTGCATCAGTTCTTTGTAATGCAGCAGGTGTAATAGGAGAGCCCGTAAGAGTTGGTGGTGCATCAACTGCAGGTGGTTTTGAAGACTTAGACAGAGATGGTTCAGGTGAAAACGAACAAGTAATCGGACATCAAATGTTAATAGCTTCAGTTGCTACAGACTATGCATTAATTGACTTAAACATAGCTCCGTAATAATTATGCAAATCGTAGGATCAGAAACTTACGATAGAAGATTAATACTACCTGCGGGTGTTACCCTTATAGGGGAATACGGAACAGGTAGTATTAAATCCTTATCATTTAGTTTCTATGACACAGTTACAGAAAGAAGATCGGTATTACATAATGTACCTTTTACTCCTAATGATCCTTACTCACATAATGCTATCGAAACTATGATAGGCGAAGCACACGAAACATGGCTTGGAAATGTAAGAGAGCAAGGTAAAAAGAAATTGATAACTAAGGAAGAAAGGAAAGAAGCAGGAAAAATATTAGATGAAATAAGAATAAACAAAGAAAAAAGAAACGAAAGTACTACAGGAAAAATATATTTTGGAGGAACCAAGATTGACAGAAAGAAACTTAACAGAAAATTCAAACGGAAAGCAAGAGCAAATCGACGATAATGTTGTTGTACAACAAATTGACATAGCAGATGCTATGAACGAAGACCCTATGTTTAGACTTAAAGTTATAAACAAAGCTCTAGTTCGTGAGAATAAACATTTAAAAGAACAAATTAGAATAATGGGCGAAGCCCAAGTTAACAAAGCAATCAAGGAGGAAAGCGATGCCACCAATGGGAAAAGGAACATACGGAAGTAAAAGAGGCAGACCACCTAAAAAGAAAAAAGCAATGAAAAGAAAAAAGAAGTAAACTATGGCATTAACTTACAGCAAAACATTAGAAGACTTAAGAAAAATAATAGGTAGAAACTTAGGCAAGATGGTAACAGGTACTACTTCAGGTAGTGGATCCACTACTACTGCTGTAGATGCTACATTATTTGGTGGTGACGATGAATACAACGGAAGTTATATTCGTTTTACTTCAGGCACTTATGATGGAACTACTAGAAGAATAACAGATTATGCTTCTTCTACAGGAACAATGACTTTTGCTGCAGTAGCAGGAACTATTGCAGGTAGTGTAACTTACGAACTATGGAGTGATGGATTTGATCCACAAGTTATAGACGAATTTATTGATCAATCAGTTTTAGAAATAGCAGGAAGATCATACGATCCTGTAGAAAATCTTGATATACATACAGACAGAATTAATGCTAGGTGGGAAATACCTAGTGGAATAGAAATGATACAAGATGTTTATTACAGAAATAAGTTTACTGTAAAAGAATTACACAATTGCAATACAGTATTTAATGAATCAGTTGATTCTGATTTTACTATAACAGCAGATACAGAAGATTACAAAACAGGATCTGCTTCTAACAAGATTGTTATTGCAGCAGGTGCTTCAGCAGGAGATACTGCTTCAGACACTATTACTACAGTCAACATATCTAAATATGATTACATAGAATTTTGGATTAAATCTTCAGTAGCTACAAGTGCAGGTAATTTAAAAATACATTTGGTAGATGCAGGTGGTATAGAAGA